GAAAATCTTAACCTTGTCATCTCCCACCAAAGTTTATCGCAGTTATTAAACAACCTAAACTTAGGGACTTCATTCTCCTGAAAATTCCATAGCTCCTGATTAACTCTTTCACCTACGGCAATGTCACCACCTTTTGATCCTTTTAAGAAGTGAACCCCTTGTTCCCCAAACAATTGGGCGATACTAACCATCTCATCAGACCCCTGTTTCTGCTGATTAGAAGCCCATATCTGCGGGTCTGCAACAATCCATTCCAACTTATCATAATAAGGACAGGATTTGATAGCATTAATCGTATTTAAATATCCGCTATTTTTTTCATAGAACTCCCAGATAGCATAATAGTCATCTGTATTCTTTCCTTTAGCGAAAACAACGAAGGCGGATACACCACGACTAGCGTAGTCAAATCCGCCATACAAAGTCCAGCTATCCGGCACATCAAATCGTGGGATCATCAGCTTATCTTTCCACTCCTCCATCCTTGGGAATAATAGCTGTCCACTTACAGAGTCAAAGTCAACCTCCATCTCCTGTTTCCATTTAGGAGAAGCCATCCCACCCGGATATCCCATTAGCTCATTAGCTAACCACTCTCCACCTTCTTTTGTCTCTGGGTCTTTATCTGGATCTGCCGTATAATGTATTTGCCAAATTCTAATTCCATCTGGAGTATGTTTATCTACAATCCCACGCATCAGTTTAACTCCGGCTTTAATTCACTCCTTATTATATCACCCATTATGTCCACTTGTCTTGAACTTAAATCCATTGTATTCATAATGTAATGATGCGACCTAATTTTTTGATCTGGGATAAGATCTTCTTCGCAATAATTTTCTGCTATAACATTAAGAAAATTCTTATAGCTTTTTATTAAAGAATTTTTATTTGTTATATATTCTTTAAACTTATTGCTATTCATTAATACTCCACTCATGGTTGGTTTTCTTCTTTTATAGAATCTTGTATAGCAAAATTAATACCACCAAACATCATGTGTTTAATTTTACTTGGTATTTGTAATACAGATTCGATAGCTTTAGCAATTGGATTCCCTCCTTCAATTAATGGCTGATTAGTTGGATCTGTTTTATAATAAGTAGATTTATAATCTTCCATCTTTTGAAATTCTGAATTCATAACTTGACTTAATAATTCAGCAGAATCATTTTGTATCTTATAGGTATGTTCTATTTCTTGTTGTAACCAATCTATATCTTCATCTTGGTATCTTGGATCTATTTGTAACTCATTCCTGCGATTCTTTGCTTCTTTAAATACTCTACGAGTCTTTTGTATTTGTTCATCTATAGGTGTCATAGCCCCAGCTTCTCTTTTATAACCACCAGTATTTTGATGTAAATATAAGTATTGAAGATACGGGCTAAACTTTGGATCATCTTCATAAATCTTGTCTAAATTTTGTAATAAGGCTTCTTCTTTTTCATAATCTGTTTCAAATGTTTCATCAATACCCCTGATCTTAGCTTGTATTCTTTTTGTATGAGCAAAAATATCATATGTTTCATCATTAGCTTTGTTTAAATTTACATCTTTAGTATAAGATAAAGAATTAAATATAAACTTTTTAGTCCAATGTCTATCTGGATTTTGTGTATCGTATAATAAATCATCAACCGCATGAGTTGTAATCTGACCAAGACCTTTTAAATAAGCGTAAACTAAGTAATCTAATTTAGCTGCTGGCATACCAATCGCTTGAGCTACATCACGAATAAGTTTCGGTGTAGTAGAATGAGCATGGTCTCTCATAGGCTTATCAGTCATAGCATCAGGATCAATTGGTCTACCCAAAAACGTATCATAATTTATCATATAATTAAATAACGGTTGATAAGTTGCTGGCAAGAAGCCACTCACACCAGAATGAGAAAACATATCATTAAATGTATCTGTGATAACATAAGAGAATGCTTTTGTTTCAGACGGACTTAATCCTTCCATTATCCAATCTGTGAATCCCTCAAATATTCTAGTCACAGCACCATACTCAAATGCTCGTGGTACTTTAAACGCATCTGCTTTTTCATCATAGTCTAACCAAGGGAATAATAGTCCAATACCATCAAGTAATGGCTCTGGTATCATGAACCTTGGTATAATATGGTACATCCTACGCTCCCAATCCTTCCAATCACCGGCAACATCTTCCCCTTCCATCCTAGATGCTAGATATAACGCAGTAGAAGCAGAACCATATAGCAATATCTGTGTTGCAAATAAAGCTGGATTTCTCTTTACAGTCTTGCCTGTTTGCAACCATCCTTGCATCCTAGCATTCATAAATGGGATTGTTGCGATAAAGCCTTTCAATGCTCTACTAGACCCAGACTTTCCGAAATCAACTGACACTTCTCTAGCAGCTTTAGCAGCTAACAATGTGGCATCTATTTCATTCATTGGTAGAGCCGTTCCATCCTCTTCGGTTGCTATAAATTGTTTATACTCGTCAGGTATATTATTAAATATTTTTACATTAAACTTATCTTTAAGAGAAGCATTGTCACCAAGTCTGGTTTGCTGACCACCTTTCATAAGCTCATCTCTTAATACTTTAAATTCCCTAACTCTTGAGGCTGTTTCCGTAACCTTCCCCATATTAACCAATAGCTTAAAAAAATTCATGGGAGACAAAGTAATAGATGTTTTGGGGGCTATCTCTTTTTGAAATTGCTCAACTGATTTTATATCTTGGAATATTGACGGGTTCTCCCATTGGCTTGCAAAGGTTCCGCCAAAACTACGCATTATATTCCTTGTCTCTTTATCTTTAAAATAAATCATCGCCCCCTTAACAGCACTAATAATAGGCCAAGGCTTTGATCTTGCCGAACTTTGAAATCCAGAAACTAAAGTATCACGGAAAAAATTACGAATCATAAAGGCTGGGCTTAAAACAATTAGTTCCCTTTGTAATTTTGCCGGTAGCAAATGAAACTTCCTATGAAATTTTAATAGAGCCGTTCCATCTTTATCACCAAACTGTTGTAGTGCCCAACTCATAGTTTTAGGCTGAAGGACTTCAAGTGTTTCCTTTACTAATTGACCTTCTTCTGTATCATTAACCTCTAAAAATCTCCTCACACCATTTCTATAAAATGTATAAACATTTTCCCCATTGACCTGTGGTCTAAAGAAAGTCTGTAAAGCAACCCTTCCACCATGAATAGTCTGTACTTTATTATTTTCATAGTCCTCTTTAACAGTTTTATATTTTTCTATAGGCTTGTAGAGGACAAAACTTTTCTGTGCATTTTCACTATCTATTTCATGGATTAATTTATTAGTTAGATTTCCATCAATATCTTCGCCACGTTTAATTAAATTATATTTCAATAAACGATCTAGCTCTACATCCCAACCTAAATTTTCTAATGTAGATTCAATGGAATTAATATTTTTACCAGTAACCACCGCATCCATAAGTGGCAGATTATCTTTATGAAGCTCCCTTATAATTTCATTTCTTGACAACAAGATTACAGATTTATCTTCAGGTTCATCGTAAAATTTAAGAGGATGGTCAGATGCATTTAATGGATTCTTTTCGCTTTTACCGGGGAAATCTCTTGCCTCCATAGCCTGATGCATATCGTCTAATTTCACCATAACATCATTACGATTTGCTGATCGAACAATTGCTGAATAGTTATTCATCAAGCTCTCAATAGGATTAATAATTCTATGAGTCCCACCTTTCATAGTTTTTGGTTGCCAAAAAGATATTCTCTGAGTTTCATAATCTATATCCTTCCTTGACTCACCTGAAGAAATATCTTTTTTCCTAACCATAGGGACATAAGAGCTTTCGATCCTTAGTTTATCCCTCACTTCCCTAGTAATTAGTCCGGCATCAACTGCATAGTCAGCCAACATCTCACCGAAATGAACGAGTTCTTGTTGTGCTTTAATAAAAATATTAGCTATTTCTTTATTATTTTCAACTTCATTAATGATTGCTTCTATTTGTTGGTCAGTAAATAAATTTTCTTTATCACGAGTCTTCAGTTCTTTCGCACGTTTAGCTAAAACATAACCGGCAAATAAATCCATATGGGTAATATCTGGGTTAATGACATCCTTTACGTTAACTTTTTCTCCTTTAATATCTATCGTTGCTTTACTATCAGATAATGTATATTTACCGCCACCTAGATTTTTTCCTAAAATAGACCCTTTGCCACCTATATTTTCTATTGGTAATAAGATCCATTTTAAACTTCTAAAATCTCCAGCTTTAATAGGAACAGCCTCGTCTTCCATTTCTATAATGGGATTCCCATCATCATCCACAATTACATTCCCATCTTTATCGGTTTTCTCTACAGCCCTTGGAACCATTCTAGTAAGAGTTCTTTTATTCTTACCCTTACCTACAGTTAATTCAGTTTCATAAAATTTTTCTAAGCGTAATGATGCATCTTCACTACTGTAGTTTGCTGTAGTAATACCCATTTCAGCAGCTATTTTATCCATAGCAATTCGTTGTTCCATATTAAAAGGAGTAACAAAATTACCTGTAATACCATAGCTTATAGCAGAACTTTCACCTGCCATTAACTGGAATGCTAATTGTGCATCCTCTTGAGGTGAGAGTCTTATCTGCTTGTCATCCATTTCAACCCAAGTTCTAGCCATACCTAATGGTCTACCGGCATCAAATGCTTTAGCCATAAACTTTTCAAATTTTATCCTTAAATTACTTTCTGTAATCTTACGGTTTAACTCGACCTCTTTACCACCAACACCGACTATATGCGATAACCCCTTTACTATCTCAGAAGCCCCGTACCATTTCTGGGCTGCACTATGCAACTCAAAGACTACGGCAGCATTGAGTGGTTTATTCTTTAGGAACTCAGTAAACCCTTTATATAATTCTGGATAGTTCTCTTTAGTTGAATTGCTATCATAAATATATTGGTTAAGAAACTCGCCCCATACAGCATTAATTCTATCTTTTCTTTTTTTAAAT